CTCTTTTGTATTACAAAAAACAAAGAAAGGAGACCAAATGAGCGAAGCAATCGTAGTAGCCGGAATATCACTTGTCGGCACACTATGCGGAACGTGGGGCGGTATTATGACCGCAAACCGATTAACCGCATACCGTATCGAACAGTTGGAAAAGAAAGTAGAAAAGCATAACTCTGTTATCGAGAGAGTGTTTAGACTTGAAGAACGCGATGCGGTTATGGATGAACGAATCTCCAACATGGAAAAGGAGATAGAAAGGAGTAGTAATGAGTAATAAGGTTTATGACATCTTAAAATGGGTAGCACAGATACTTCTTCCTGCGGTTGGTACGTTGTACTTCGCATTGGCTAGTATCTGGGGATTGCCTTATGCGGAGCAGATTGTCGGAACGATTACCGCAATCGATGCCTTCCTTGGTGCTTTGCTTGGTATCTCTTCGATGAAGTATAAGGGGGTATAGTATGTTTGGTATTGATGTAGCAAAATACCAAGGTGTTATCGATTGGAAAAAGGTAAACGTTGGCTTTGCAATTCTAAAGATTACCAAGAAGGACAACACCGCAGAGGAATCCTTTGAACGCAACTACAAGGAAGCCACTATCCCGGTGGGCGGTTATAAGTATGTCTATGCAAAGACCGTTGAGGAAGCATCCAAAGAAGCTCATGGAGTGGTTGAGGTTTGCAAGGGAAAATCTTTCCCTTATGGTATTTGGCTAGATATGGAAGATAAGACTATAAAGACCATTGGAAAGCAGAACCTAACCAATATCATTATCACAGAAGCCGAAATCCTAAAGGCAAATGGCTACGATGTCGGTATTTATTGCAATTACGATTGGTGGAAGAATGTTTTGGATTCCACAACACTTTCCAAGAAGTTTCCATTTTGGATTGCTCGGTACAAACATCCTGACCTTGGAACGTATGACGAATCTTGGAAGAATAACCCGAAAGATTATGCGGTTATGTGGCAATATTCATCAAAGGGAAGTGTCAACGGTATCAAGGGAAACGTTGATATGGATGTTCTCTTTGTTCCGATTGAAGAGGTGTTTGGAAAGAAGGTAGAGGATATGAAAGTAGTTATCGGTTCGGCTCGTATTGACGAGAACGGAAAACTCACAGGCGGAAAAGCCGGAGATCAGACAGGAAAGGAAGTATCCACGCAGGCATTTTATATGCACTCAAAAGGTTGGGTTGGTTTTAAGGCAAAGGATTCCGCTTTAGCCGAGAAATTGGCAAGAGGGATGCAGATTGCTTGTGACAATCCTAACCTTGGATACGACCAGAACGAAAGACTTGGAGTTATTAAGAATGGCATAGAATCCAAGGTAAAGACAGAGTGTGATTGCTCTTCTTTGGTTCGTGCGGTTCTTAAATACGCGGGGGTGGAAGTGACAAACTTTACAACCGCAACCGAAAAAGCAATTATCATGGCAACTGGGCTTTTTGATGAAGTCAAAATAAATTCTGCTGCCGATGTGACAAACGGAATGATTCTTGTTACCAAATCCAAAGGTCACACCGCCATAGTTGTATCCGGGGCAACGGAGAAAAAGGAAGAGGAAAAATCAAATCCCTATGCTCCGTCAAGAATCACTTTGTTTAAAGGTTCTGCCGGAAACAATGTTAGATGGTTGCAGACCGAACTGAACAACCGCGGATATAATTGCGGAAAGGTGGATGGTTCATTCGGAAACAAGACCGAAAAAGCGGTTAAGGCATTCCAGAAAGCCAACGGACTAAAACAAGATGGCATTTGTGGTCCGAAGACATTGGCAAAATTATATTAAGGTCATTCGGTGTGATAGGTTTTCGCACCTTATGATATATACCTCTCCGAAGGGATAGTCTTAACCGGCTATCCCTTATTTTTATTTATAGGAAGTTATTTTTAAGAATTATCCGCACTTTCATAACAGGGTTGAAACCATGCAACGGAAGTGTGTATAATGTGAGAGGATTCTTTTCGGAAAGAGCATTTCCCTACTACCCATGGGATTTGCTCTTTTTGAATTTTAAGATATAATGGGTGCATACCTTTTTGATGTTTTATAAAAAACACAAGATTTCCGTCCATTCGTGGGCGGTTTTCTTGTATTACATTATAAATAGGGTATAAAAAGATATTTTTACATTATAAAACGGTTTTAGAATCTCCACTTTATCCGCAGATCGTGACCGGGCAGAAGAGTAATGGATTCAATTAACGAACCGATAAAGGCTCTCTGGGTCTCCAAATCGGCTTTTCGGATGCTACCCAATTTCCCTTTTGCTTTTCTAAAGTCCTTATAACTCATTTTAAGGCTCTTTTTCTTTAGGGTGTCTATTTGTTCACGCAAAGTTTCTTTTTGCTTGTTTAGGGCATTTAAACGCGTTACAAGGGTATCTTGTGGGATTCCGTCAATTAGATATAAGTCCATGAGCTTTTCAATCTGCTTTTCAACCTTGGCAAGTTCCTTTTCCTTTGGTTTGATTAAGTCCGGTTCTTCCGTTTTGATGTCCTCATACTCCAATTCTTCCAAAACATTCCAGATTTCTTCTTCAAGGTCGGCTTTTCTCCAAATCTTGTTTGTGCATCGTTTCGCCTTTGCCATTTTCCCATGGCTCATCCTCGTGTAGCACTCATAATATTCGTATCTGTGTCCGTTTTTGTTGAATCCGTGGTAGCAAGCACGAGAACCACAGGAACATTGAAGGAATCCGGTCAGAAGATGTCTTTGCTTTAACGAAGGGAAGTTCCGCTCCATATCCCTTTGCTTAATCAAATCTTGTACTCGGTCAAACTGTTCCGCAGAGATAATCGGCTCGTGATTCCCTTGGTAGACTTCTCCGGCATAATTGATACATCCCTTATAAGTGGCATTGGATAAGATAACTCTTATGCGATGTGGATTAGACAATTTAAAGCCCATTTCTGCCATTTTTTCGTGTATATGGCTATAAGAGTACCCTTCCTCGAACAAATTGTAAATTTGGACGATATAAGGGGCTTTCAATGGGTCTATCTCAAGTCGGTTTGTTCCCTTCTTGTAAATGTAACCATTTGGAACACCCGAACCGCCTCTCCATCTTCCTTTGTTGGCGGATGCGATTCTTCCCATCATCATTCGCTCGTTTATCTGCTGCCTTTCCAATTCTGCAAAAGCACCCATCATAGAAAGCATTAACTTTCCCACAGGGGTAGAAGTATCGAAATTCTCCGTGATGGAATTGAAATCTACGTTGTTGGCTTGGAACACATCTTCAATCAAGTAGAGGATGTCTCTTTGGTTTCGGGATAATCTGTCGAGCTTATAAACTAAAACCATGTCATAGTTTTTCACGGATGCAATAAGTTTTTGAAGGGCAGGGCGGTCAAGATTACTTCCGGAGTGTCCGGGGTCAACAAAGAAATCATAGTTATCCCATCCGCGAGATTCACAATAGGCTTTTAGTCGTTTTTTCTGTTCCGGCACAGAATTTCCCTTTTCTACTTGAACAAGGGTACTGACACGGACATAAAGTGCGATTCTCATTTTAACTTCTCCGAAATCTCGCAAAGTTTACGAATAATGATAAAGTTCTGCTCCATGATTGCCTTTTGGTATGTGACTTGAAGTTGGTCTTCAACCTTTGCACTCATTCCAATTCTCATTCCTGCATCCATAAGGCCAGAACCGACTAAATTGGATGCAATCGATTTAACTGATTCAACATCCTTCGGATTGCTCAATCCATCAAGTCCGTATTTTTCAAGTAGTGCCTTTTCTTTTTCTTCCGGTGTTTTAAATAATCCCATAATTATTCTCCTTTCAATTTGTCAAACTGTTCCTTGTAAGACAAAATCCGTCTTACCATTTCTTTTGTCGCATCGTCCGCCCTGCGGTATGCTTCTGTGAAAAACTCCAAGTCATCATCTTCAACAACAAAATCCACATCTTTCCATCCCATGAGGTATGCAGGAGTGCAATTTAGTGCTTCTGCGAACTTCTTGACACGGTTTGCTCCAATTTCATCTCCGGATGTTTCTGCTCGGCTTATGGCGGAGCGGTTATTGTATCCCATTTTTATTGCGAGTTGCATTTGGCTTAAGCCCAAAGCTTCTCTCCTTTGTTTTATTCTATCTCCAACTGTACCCATCTTACCTAAAACTCCTTTCCACCCTTATTATATAACGTGCGTTAAAAAAAAGTAACTTTTTTAAAAAAATAGTGTTTACAAAAATGTAACGTTATGATAATGTATGTCTTGGGGTTACAAAAATGTAACCCAAAACCACAACAGAAAGGAGAGTACAAATGACCGACACACAATATCTTGATGATGTGATTAAAAACTCCGGCTTGAGAATGAATTGGCTTGCAGAACAGTTGGGAATCACACCGAAGACATTCATTGACAAACGAATGAACCGTTCCGAGTTTACCGCATCCGAAATTAAAAAGCTTTGCGACATCTTAAACATCAAAGAGAAAGAACGCAGCAGAATTTTTTTTAATTAAGGGGTTACAAAAGTGTAACAGGAAAGAGGACACAAAAATGAAACACAAAATAATCGCAATCATTCGGGATTCCGGATTTGAAGCGGACAAACTTTACACCGGGAGAGCATTGGTTGACATCGACTACACAATCCTATTGGAAATGCACGGAGATAAAACCGCATCAATGCCACCTACTCACTCGGACAGATCGGAATGGTTACATACTCCGGCAATCCCAGAAGAAGAAGAAAACATCATCGCAAAGGTGGAAAGGAAGCCACGCGACATATTCAGAAGGAGAGAAAATGATAATTCACGAAAGAGCAGATGGAGTGATTGTTTCTTCAATGGAAGGGGTTAAAGCTCCTGTCAAAGCATCAATGATTTTAAAAAGCACGGAAACCTTTGCAGAGGTTTTGAGAAGGGAAGTGAGAAAGATTGAAAAAGATTCTAATGATAATTCCGTTTCTTCTGCTTGTTAGCCTTCCGGTAAAGGCAGGCTCAAACGATACTTGGATTCCACAAAGCCAAATTGATTTATGCGAATCCTTGGGAGCGGAATATGGCATTTGCCCGGAACTACTTGAGGCACTTATCGAAAGGGAATCAAGCGGAAAAATGGAAGCCACTAACGGAAGTTGTTATGGGATTTGCCAAATCAATGGAGCGGTTTGGGGATATGAATACGACACCGAGGAGAAGCAGATCAGAAAGGCTTGTGAAATGTTGCTTGGTTACGAATGTGAAGTAGACGAAGCCTTGGCGAGGTATCAGGGGCAACGGAATCCAAAATACGAAGGTTACGTTGAAAAAGTATTAACACGGTCACATGAACTTGAAGTGATCCACGGAAAGTAAGAAGGGAGAAAATTATGAACTTATTCAAATCTGAAACACCGGAAAGGGTATCAATTCCAAAGGAAGAGTACATCAATAATCAAATCGAGCTTGAAAAGTTAAGATACAAACTTTTCATGGCACAAGAATATGTTGTTAGCCACAAAGTTATAAGCCGGGAGACCGTTGGCACTATGCTTGGTATTCCTGCAAATATGTTAAAGGGGGAAAACTAATATGAACTACGAACAGTTACACGAAATCAATTCAAAACTTTCCACGATGAACATCAAAGGAAAGGAATATGCACAAGTCAATCAAAGGGTTCTCGCTTTTCGTAAGTTATATCCGGAAGGATGTATCAAAACAGAGTTGGTAAGTGACGAGGGCGGAAAGTGTATCTTCGTTGCAAGAGCATACAGATCGCCAGAGGATACCGAGCCACTCGCCACAGGTTTTGCTTATGAGAAAGAGGATTCTTCTTATATCAATAAAACGTCTTACCTTGAGAATTGCGAGACAAGTTCCGTTGGCCGGTGTCTTGGATTCTTGGGAATCGGCATTGATACTTCTATCGCATCTGCGGAAGAGGTAACAAATGCAATCAATAATCAGCCTTTACAGAAAAAAGAATATGAAATCCTTAAAAACACTTGGATTGGTGCAGGCGGAACAGAGGAAAACCTTTTATCCTTCTGCAAGGTTAAAAAAGCCGACCAGATAACAAATGCAATGCGTGATAAGTGTATGGCGAAGTTAAAGGAAAAAGAAGATGGAAAGTAAATGTCAGGTCGTTTCAATTCTATCGGATAGCCTTGTTATCCAATTAAAGGGTGCAAATCGGCACGAATTGGAAACATTGGTAAAAGATACCGACTACCGCCTAAAACTCGTTAAATGGACAGATAAGCGGTCTTTGGATGCCAATGCTTATGCGTGGGTGCTACTGACAAAGATTGCCGATGCGGTTGGCAGCTCAAAAGAGGAAATCTATGAGAATATGCTTCGCTCCTATGGAACGATTGACGATGAATTGCCGCCGATAGTAGTCCATTCGAGTGCGGATATTTCAAAGTTCCAAGATCATTACCTTTGGTTTGATTCAAGGGAAATGAATGGCAAGAAGTTTGATTGTTATCTGCGAATCAAAGGAAGTTCAGAGATGACCTCTTCGGAGTTTAGTCACTTCTTGGATGGAATTATATTCGAGGCCAAGAATCTTGGAATTGAGGTTATGACACCCGACCAGATAGCAGAACTAAAAGCGAGGTGGAATGATGAAATCAATCTTACAAAGTGAGAAGGAGTGCTACATTTGCCATACATTGTACGACATTGAAGAACACCATTGTTTCATGGGTACTGCTAATAGAAGGAAATCCGAGGAATACGGACTAAAGGTGTGGCTTTGCCACGAACACCACACAGGGGATTCCGGAGTACATTTTAACAAGGCTCTGGATACCGAATTAAAGCAAATAGCTCAAGCCGAATTTGAAAAAACATACACAAGGGAAGAATTTATCCGAGAATTTGGCAAGAGTTATTTATAAAAGGTTGAAACACCTGTCAACAGACAAAAGAAACTTTGCTTTTGAGAGATATTTATACCACAGACCGTCACTTGAAAGCCATTGATTTTATCCCGGCTTAATGCCGGGAGAAAGGAGAGTAAATTGGGAGCAAAGGAACGAGACAAGGGAGCGAGAGGAGAAAGACTTCTCCGCGATGAGTTCCATCGGTTAGGTTTTGAAGATGCGACAAGAGGATTTGTTTGGAATCACACTTCGGACTTAATCGGACTTGAGGATATACACGTTGAATGTAAGTTTGTTGAAAAGTTAAACATAAGAGCAGCATTGGCACAGGCAGAAGAGGAAGCCAAGAAAAGAAACGATGGGATGCCAACAGTTTTTAGTAAGACTTCAAGAAAGCCATG